CATGTTGTCCTGGAGTATTTAATGTAGATAAGATCTGTTGTACTTCCGAACTTCTTCCACGAAATAAATTCTCTTGATTAATAGGTGTATGAGGTGTAAACACATCACGAACACCGCTTTCTTTTAGTCTTCGTTCGTCTTCATAAAAAGTTTCTTCTGAATCACACATATTACAAACGTTTTGAAGTGAGTTGTAAAAACGAAACAAAGATATATAAATTTGAATTAGCTAATATAAAATAATGCTATTATTTATATCACATGGTTCGAAAAAATAGTATGCAGTAGTTACCTAGTACAAAAATCCAATAGTAGAGTACTTTTATCTATATATTAATTGCAATATTCCAAAGTTTTTTATTATGAATCTTAGTATTATTTTTAGTAGTTAATTCTTTCGACGAATTAACCAGATAACTATAATGATTAGACCTATAATTATCCCTATAGCTATTTCTCCGACTTGTAGCTTAACTGATTGCCACCAAGAAAGTTCACGTTCAACCGGAAATGGGATTTGAATATTAGTTATCTGATTTATATATATTGTATCAATCAAGTTCTTATACTTATATAAGTACCGGTCTTTATAAATAAGTACTGTATCACCTTTACGATCAACGTAGATACTATCTCTCTGATAGATGCTGTCATGTAGTATCTTACTGAAGTAGATACTGTCATGCTGCACTTTTTCTATAGGAACATATTGAACGCTCTGGCAGGAAGTGAACCATATTCCCGACATCAGGAATATGGTTATATAGATTAGCGCTTTCATGGTCGGATCACTGTATTACGAAGAAAATTAGAAAATTCACTCCTGACATCGAAGCAGGGACAAGCCTTGATATATTCTTTTGGCTCTACCTCTCCGCTGCCGTCCAGATCCGGCGAAGTATCACGGTGTCCGAGTACTTCAATTATAGGATATTCCTTACAGAGCTTCGCGACCAATTCGCGTAGTGCTGCCCTTTGAGCCGGAGTACGTGTATCTGTCGGCTTTCCGGCTGCATCCAAGCCTCCGATATAACAGATGCCAACACTATGCTTATTATACGAAGACTCTGAAAATCCTTTGGTATTGCAGTGCGCTCCATCAATGCTTAACGGTCGCCCATTCTCAACTATTCCGTCAAGATCAACAATGAAGTTATAACCGATTTGATTGAATCCTCGAACCCGGTGCATCCGGTCAATATCTTTGGCTCGTAAATCCTGTCCGGCACGTGTTGCCGAACAATGGATGATAATTGCATCAATTTTCTTCATTTCTTCTCCTCCTTATTCTTTGTTATTGGACCAATCTTTACCAAATTGACACGAAAAATGATAGCTATCAAAATGGCTGTTCCTAGCCAATGCCAAGAATCTTGAAAAATAAACTCCAAAACTTCAATCATTTTGCACCTCCTTTTTGTAAGTAGTTCGTTAAGTAAGGGATATTCTTTATAAACTCGACACTTAATACATAGTGCAAGAAAGCTACTACCTTATAGCCATTACTAGAGTTGGGTAGAATTTCTTTGATATTCCTTAGAATATTTACCCCGTAGAAATAGAAAACGCTATACGTAATAAATGAAACACATTGTAGCGCACCTTCCGGATTTCCTTTGTGTTCACCAATAAAGTAGATACAGCTAACCAAGACAAAGAAAATGGTTGCTTCTACAATGCACCTCCAAGCCTTTTTAAAAGAAAAACTCTCATGATTGATAAGGAGTGCAGTAAGTAGCCCGCAAATGAAATTGAGGGCAAATACAGCAATAAGACTTTTGATCTCCCCAGAAATAGGATTGAGATAAGCAGCTATGCCGGTAACCAATCCAATAAGTAAGTTTTTGAAATAATCCATATCATTTTTATCTAAAATATTAATACTTTATTTTAATACCTCGCTACAATCATCAATAGCTGTCTGAAATACTTGTTTCACTTCGCCAAAGGTTAGCCCATGATCCTCATGTAGCGAGAATCCGGTTACTCCATTTCGCGAAGTATTGAAGAAACCTACTGTGGCTTCATCCTTAATAATCTCGGCAGTAATATCTTTCACAGCTTCGGTCCCACGGGTTGACATTCTGTACTTAATCCTGATAGCGTCCGTAACCTTAGTTGTGGCAGTACTGTTAGTTGATGTAATGTTCATTCCTTGTTTCCTCCTTCTATTAAATCATAAATTTGTCCGTACGTACCTGCAGTAAGATACTCTCCACAAATTTCTTTTAATAGAGCAGCATCTTCCGTTTCAATATCAAGTACTCCACGATTGTTAATAATCTGTTGTAGCATTTTATATGCTCGTAATTTCTTGGAAGTTTCCATATTCTTCTGTGGATTAGAGCCTGCTGCAAATAATGCCTCTGCCACCAAATCACGAAGAGATTTCTTACTTTCCTTACCATTCACCAATTCGACAAACTCCCGACCTCTAAAGTCGAGTAAGTTTCTGTTTAGATTTACTTTCATAATTTTTATTTTATTTCAACGATTAACCCTTTTACTATATGCAAAGTCTTTCCTCGTGTAGAAGGATCTAAAAGTGTAATTGTGCTATCTGAAATAACAGACCAATAACTCCCATTGCCATCACTCGGAAAGAATCCATTTGCCGTTACATCTCCTAGTACCCTTACGTTGCCATCGAAGAAACCCGCATAAATGTAATTATCGGGATATTTAGGAGTCTTAAGATTGGTAGATCCATAAATAGCAGCACTTCCTCCAAAACCAGCCCCAATAGCGGAAATACCGAAATTACCATCCGTGGCTGGATTGAAAGTAACATGCACTACACCTTCTTTCGAGGTGGTACTATATCCCAATTTCAGACTGCGGGAAATATCCCCGAAATAATCACCCGCTTTCCAGACTAATCGACCGTTATCAATCGTGAATCCTCCAACCTTTGCGCCGTCCGCATCAATACGTTTCACACGAATATAGTCAGTATTCAAATACCCGCCTACAACAATTGTAGTACCAAGTTTTGCATATTCGACTGCATCCTCAAATGCTAATTTACCCAATCCGTCTCGATCAATCTTGGAGTTAATCATTGTCTGCAGATCACTATGCAGTGCGGTGATTGTAACAGCACCTTCCAAATTAATTTTAGATGAGTGAATCGTAGTCTCTCCGGCCGCCTGGTTGATATAAGATATAAGCGTATTACCGTTTTCCAGTTCTTTAGAAGCATATATCTTATTACCGTCAGCTGTAGTAATCCAACCTGCAGTATCTATCCGCTGCGTCAGGCTGTCAACTCGAGTTACTTGTGCGGAGATTTGAGTATTGAGTACTTTCAAATCGGCTGTACACTCATCGGAATAGCTTTTCAGTTTGTCGTGAATAGCTTTGTTTGCTTCTCCAACAGCTGTATTAAAACTAGCTAAAGCAGAGTTGAATAGAGTAAACTTATCATCTACATTCTTTTTTTCCTCAATAGTCGTTTGTCCATCTGCAATAGCCGTATTTATTGCAGCAATAAGATTATCAATAGCACCAAATAAGGAAACCTTGGCATTAAGTAAGGCTGTTTTTGCAGAACCTTCCAAATAGGTGTTTACATATAGTTTGCTATATGTCGCTTCAACGGCAGATTTCGTATTTTTGACTGTATTCAAATACTTCTCTATCGCTTTCGCTTCCGCCCCGTCAATGATACCGTCCGCAAATGCGCCATCCACATAATCATGTAAGCCATCGACTGAATCGGCAGCGTCCTGCGCAGCTTTAGCAGCGTTCGCTGCATCCTCTAAAGCTTGTATTGCTTGTTGCAGTGCCTCGTCAGAATATTCCTTTAGTTTATCCTGTATTGCCTTATTTGCTTCTTCAACAGCAGTATTAAAATCAGCATAGGCAGAATTAAAAAGAGTGAATTTACTATCCACGTCTTTCTTTTCTTCTGTTGTCGTGAATCCATCAGAAATTGCAGCATTGATAGCATTAATCAAGTTTTCAATACTTCCCATCAATGTAACCTTAGCATTGAGCAAACCAACCTTTGCAGAGCCGGATAAATAAACATTCGTGTAGAGTTTATTATAAGTTGCTTCGATAGCTTGTTTAGTGTTGTTGATCGTATTGATATACTTTTCAATAGCTTTTGCCTCTGCTTCGTCTATAAGACCGTCAGCGAAGGCTCCATCTACATAGTTATGAAGTCCTTCCACTGAATCGGCAGCATCTTTGGCCGCTTTAGCTGCATCCTTTATTTCCTGATGAGCAGCTTCCCATTCAGACAGATTTTCCAATCCGGAAGAACCTGCTTTTATTTGGATATTACCGCCTATCTCACTTTTTACCAGATCGAAATATGTATCACCGTCCGGCGAAAGGATTCTTTCTGTTGTTACGCGGCCCGGCAGAATTTCAGTAAATCCGTATAGCTGAACAAAACTTCTACTACCTTCATACTCGCTGTTAAGCACTCCGGTGAGTAAATGATAATATCCAGTTATCTGTTCCATTTTAATAGCTATTTCACTCAAGAGGAATGTTCCGGCTTGATTCTCCTTGCCAACTTTAGCATATAGATAATATTTCTTTTCCGGGTCAATGAGTGCCGGAGAATTGTATTCAGCTATATCCCAGTACTTATATTCGTCTGCCTTATGTGAAGAAGAAAGAGAACTAATGCCGAGTGTTAAATGCTGAAGGATTCCTGCCGGAGCGTTCAGTATTCTTGTGCTGGCATTATAAGTAATATTGTGAGATACCTGAACTGGATTCGTTTTTGAATTGACAAAACGGAATTGCAGGCTTTCATCACCTACAAGCAGTTGCATGGTTGAAACGGTTATTGGATTGACAGAGCCGGAGAAGTTCAGCAGTGCATCTTCAAGCATGGACATCGTTTCCTTTGCATCCCGGAACCGACGCTTAGTAAACTGCAGGGCGTCCTTATGCTTGATATCTACCTCTACTTTGTTCGTCTCAATCTTATTCAGATCACTTGAAACAGATGTACTGACTGGTTCGTTTGATAACTCTATTTCCGGAGAATATGGATTATTAATATAGCGCTTGATTCCGATCATGCGAATAAGAGAACCTTCCGGATGAAATTGCGTATCATAGAAATCAACATACCCTCCGAGTACTATTTTACCGCCTATCTCCAACCAGCGTTTTTTAGCCCAAATGCCGTCCAATGTCCCGGTAAATATGAATGCTTTATCTTCATGTTCATACAGGTATTTTGCTGCTTCCTTGAAAGCTTCCCAGCTCGCACCTGTTTGTGTGCTGTCATTACAGATATAAGCCTTCGGCAATTGCATCCCGAACACTGCGTATGTATCACCAACCTTCGGGCGCCAGACTTCCGGTTCCGGCATTGTTATCCCATCGATTTCTTGCGGAACAATTTCAAATCGACGTGCCTCTTTCTTGTCTTTCGCTTCATGGATATACTTTACTTCGAACTCCTTGCCTGTAAGCATGCCGGTTTGGAAAATGACAGTCATACTTTCTCCAGCTATGAGACAATCTTCGAAATTCAACTCTTCCGGGATGTCTTTATCTACAAAGTCAAAGAAGTTATTCTCCTTGTTCACCTCAATAACAGCACTGACAGTACCGACACGGGAAGGATAAATAGCTGTACAGTCCAGACTATCTTCCTTTGCTGTTGTAAGTTCTTTATCAGCACGCATGACACAAGTTCCATCCGCATCTGTCTTATACGTTCTCCCTTCGTAAACAAGAGTCTTATTCTTTGGAAGTAACAGGTATTTAGATCCGTATGTAGAATAATCAATATTACGATCTGTAGTTTCTACCAAAATTATTTCGGGTGGTATATCCCCAGAAGTCCTACCAACACCGACCTTGAAGCCGTGGCCTTTACCATACGACAGTTTCAAAGGGTTCTCCTTGTTATACTCAACTTTACGTAGATGGATAGTCTTAATTTGTTTTCCTTCAACCGTTTCTTCAATGATCTGCCATTCTGTTTCATATAGTTCTGCAAGTTGATTGAAAGCATCAAGAATATAGGTGTGATTGTAGTTGATTACTTTTTCCGTTCCTTCAATGCAATCACCGACTTTCCAACCGGTACTCCGACGGTTCAGGTTCTCAACGAGTAGACGTAGGTGTTCATGTGCCTTGGCTGTATATGAGAATTTAATACTTTTGTCAACGGTATGACGTACTTTCCACAGCATAGCATCAGCCTTCCCAGTTTCCAGAATCAGAGTATATTCGAAGTTACGTTCACCGTTCTTCTTGAAATTGCTATCCTTCTTCAAAGAATAACGCTTCCCATAGAAATCACACCAGGAGCCAACCGGAATTTCAATATATCCTGGATGAGAAAAATATAAAGTGAGTGTATCTTCTCCCATGATAGCTTCATAAGAGTAGCTTTCATCCTTT